CCAAGACAAACAACAGACAGCTCCAGATTGCCTATGAACAGTTCATGGCAGCATAGACCGTAATAGCTATATATAAAAGAGGTAACATAGGAATGAGCTTGTGTAGTCATTCTCATGTTACCTTTATTAGTTACAATTTTAAGACTACTTCTAATTTAAAAAGATCTGTGCCCCTTTCAGTTTTTTTATAGTTAACGTATTTTACAACTTCATGTAAAAAAGCATTCTTATCTTTTGCGTTGCTTTTCCAATAAATATTTTCGATAAAGTCTATAAAACTTTCAATCTGTGGGATTCTATCTATTTTTAATACTAACGAATTTAAATTATCCTGTTCTGCTTCCATATCATCAATTGATTTATTTAACAGAGATATCTTTTCACTTAATAAATTCATTCTATCCAGGAAGGTATTATTGTCATAAATTCCCTGCTCCAATAAATCAAACAACTTATTACGTTGTTCAATAGCTTTATTTAATTCAGTTTTGTTTGATTTGATCAAGGCCTCATATTTATTTTTCTTATTCTTCGGCTGTTTTTTATACAGTAATTCTGAATATATTTCTTTTAATTGATAATACAACTCGCTTATTAGTCTGTTTTCAATAGGATTTAAATAAGAGCCTTTATTGCCGCAATTTACCGGGCATCTCAGTGAATCCGGTTGTTTCTTGGATGTTCTTAAGGACATGGTCCTTCCACATGTGCATTTTATAAGTCCAGACAGAGGGTTTCTCTCAACATAACTATCTTTAACCCTTGGAATATACCTATTTTTAGTGAGTTCTTGGGCTTTATAGTAAATGTCTTCACTGATTAATGGCTCGTGTTTTCCGTCATATTCTTTCAATGGCAGCTTGATTGATGTTTTACCCCATCTGGTTTTCCCGATGTATATAGGGTTTGTTATTATTTTTCTTACAGTAGTTTTATCCCAGGTTTTGTTGTGCTTTGTTTTAATATTTAAGTTTCTCATCATGGTGGCAATTTTCATATCACCAAGATCCTGATTAACATATAAATCAAATATAGTCCTTACTATTTCTGCTTCACTATCATTCACTTCTAATTGTTGGGTTAATTTATTATAATTATACCCGTATGGCGGACACCCTCCAATATAACTGCCTTCTTCCACACTTTTCATTCTCCCACGATTTAGCCTCTTCTTTATCATCTTGAGTTCTTTACGCGCAAAAAAAGCACTGAAGTCTACCATATCTTCATCAAGATCATCATTAAGATCATATATTTTATCAAGTGTAATGATTTTTACATTATTATCTTTTAATGTATTTAATATAATACCTTGATCCAGCATCCCCCCTCTGGTAAGTCTATCAATGTCCATAACAAGAATGGCATTGTATAATCCGTCCTCTATCTCTTCGAGCATTTCGAGCATCTTGGGTCTTTTGGACAAACTCTCTCCGGATACGACTTCCTTTTTGATATCTGAAATGCTTATATGGTTTTCTTTAGAATAAGCCAATAATGTTTTTTCATGCCTTTGCAATGTAATTTCAATAGGCTCATCAGTTGGACTATCTCGATCTTCCCTTGATTTTCTTAAGTACATGCATACCCTTAAATTACTTAAATCCATCGTTCTGTTTCACCTTCTTACTTAGCTTCCGAATTTTATATCATCTTGAGTACATATAAGCTTGGTTCAAAATAAACTTCATAGTTATCTAATTTTACACTTAATCCGTATTTATGCTTATAGTGGATTAAAGCATCTTCTAAGAAGTCTTCAGTAACACCTAAAAAATCCGCCATTTCCGCTTTGTCTTTACATCTGGCTTCGTATGCTTTAACGATTCCTATAAGTCCTATCTGTTTGTTATATGCCCAAACTCTTGCCTTTTGTTCTTGTTTTCTGTTACCTAAGTCTGTCAAATTAAGAATATCACCAGTATTGGTATGATAATGGCCTAATTCTTCAGCCAATACACATGACTTTTCTGCAGCTGTCATATCCTTTTTTATAGCAATTCGTTTACCCTTAATACGGCCTTTATTTGCCTTTAGACACTTTTCTTTTATTATTAACCCTTCTATCTCAGATTCGATTGTTAATTCCTCGTATGTCATATATCCCCCGTCATATGCTAGAAATTTTCGTCATCCATTATATCCTCGTCATGCTGCTTATCCTCATCCGATGCACCTTTTATCTCATGTGCTGCGTTAAGTGTAAAATCCATTAAGTGGGTTTCCTGAATTTTAGATTTTTTGTCTTGTTTTTTATTTATGTACTTATCAATGAATGTAAGTTCTTCAACTCTCTTTAGAGCTTCCTCTCTTCCAAGCTCATTGAGCTTATTAAAACTCCTCATAAACAGAATTCTTTCTTTAGGTACTCGGCCTCCACCTTCTTGTAATCCATAATATCTTTCCATATTTTCGGATTCACCCACAAGCCAAGCTTGATTTATATCCAAAGCCCAGGCAATTTTTGCGGTATTTATCATTTTAGGTTCATATTCGCCTTTTAAATATTGACTTATAGCGCCTTTAGTAATTCCTGTTTTTTCTACTAATTCTGCTTGTGTAATATTTCTTAATTCCATTGCCTTTTTTAATCTTACAGCAAAACTTTCTATCAACATCATCGTCACATCCTTTTATTGAAATTATAGTTTAAAGTTTAGAAAATTACAACAAAAATTAATAAAAAGTTTAGAAAACTTAAAAAATGTTGTTGACATACTTTGTCGAACGGTGTAATATATCAGTATAGAAAACTAAACGAAAGGAGAATTTGTCGAATGGCATATGATTATAGAATGTTAAGAGGAAAAATAAGAGAAGTTTTCGAGACCCAGGATGCATTTTCAAAAGCTATGGGCCTATCAAATACTTCAATTAGCTTAAAGCTCAACAATAGGGTTGAATGGACACAACAGGAAATAAACCGGGCTTCAGATATTTTAAAAATACCTGAGGACAAAGTATACAACTTTTTTTTTACCGAAAAAGTTTAGAAAACTAAACTAGCATAATGTACAAACAGGCGCAAATATAATGTATTGGAGGTGATTAGATGTTTATTGATAAAGACGGTGAAGTTTTTGAACATACCTATACATCACCTGATGGGAATGTTGTTGTACACCATCACGGAACAAAAGTGCTATCACCAGAACAGAATGAAAGGTTTAGCGAGATTATATCAAGGGCTTGGGATAATTTGCCAGAACAGGTGAGAAATGAAATCTATGAGAAAATGATGCTGGAAAATAGCACTAAAACAGGATAAGAGTTCAAATTAGCAATACTTAAGATAAGTAAGAGCTTAGGCTCTTTAAAAAAATTTAGAAAGGAAGTGCTTAACCTACTAATATATGCAGTTAGAAAAAAATTAGAACTAAGGAGGGAAGAATGAACCTAAAACAACAAAGATTTGCTCTAATTACACTACTGGCCGGAAGCATGCTGCTACACCTGGTATATGGTGTTGAGGGCGAAGCACAGATGGACGCCCTTGAATCAAAGATAATAATCATGGAATCGAGTCAGAACTACTTTGAACGACGCAATGCAGAGCTAGAAGTTGAGAATGACATCCTGGGAAGGCAGCTGAGACAATGTGAACTGGACAAACAGTATGTAGGTGAGTTTGAAATCACTTATTACACTGCAGGGTTTGAGTCAACCGGAAAGACTCCGGATCATCCAGCGTATGGCATAACTAAGAGTGGAACAACCGTAAAAGAGGGACAAACTATTGCAGCTGATTGGTCGGTCTTAGAACCGGGCACGAAGGTTTACATCGAGGGAGTCGGTGAAAGGATTGTGGAAGACACCGGAGGAGCCATAGTCGGCAAGTCAATCGACGTTTACGTTGAAGAGGTTGACCGAGCCCTGGAGAACGGCCGGCACATGGCAAGAGTTTGGATAGTGGAGGAAGCAGATGTTTAACATGTTAAAAAATGTTGTAAAAATTAAAGTGGCAAATACAACAGCGATTTATTGTCCTAAATGTCAAAGCCTAGAGGTAGTACATTCAACACCTGAAGTCCATAAAAATGGTAAATATCATGATGAAATATATGTGGTTGAATGTAAAAAATGTGGATGTACTGGGACTATAACAGAATCATGGATATTCAATAAATAGGAGGACATTGTGAAAAAGTTTATTGAGCATTTTACGGATCCGCAAGAGTACTGGAGACTTAAATGGTGCCTGGCGATGATGTTTTACATTGGAATGTTCATATTGATTTGGAGGTATTGATGGGAAGAATGTGGTTTCACAAAAACAAAGAGATTTGTCCTAAAAACTGCGGTGGTTTAGAACATAGTTTTATAAATGGTTTCTACTGTAGTTTCTACGACCGAAAACTAAAGACCAGGCTTAACAGAGATGAAGAGAAAAAGCCGGTAAGACTTGAAAAGTGTAAGCACTAAGGAGGCGGATAAATTTGGATGAAGATTTAAAAAGAGCACTTGAAGAACAGTTTTCTATTGCTTATAACCACGAAGGAAAGTCAGGTGTAGCTAAGTTTTATGCTGAATTAAGGCTTGAAATGGACAAACAGTTAGATTTTCTAATGCAACAGGATGCTAATTAATGGTTTAAATATTGGGGCCGCCTAAAGTAAGAAAGGATTGAAAGTAAATGGACAAGATTTATAAAAACGAAGACAAAAAATGTGAATGCTGGAAGTGCGAGCTAAATGATACCTGCAACTACAAGGACAAATATCAAAGACTTCCAAGAACATCACCCGGAGCATTAGGGCTGTGTCTTAAACTTAAAAAATAGGAGGTAAAGATTGAAAGCTATCAGATTTGAACAAGAAAAGGTCACAAAGAACACAGTTAGATTTACAGAAGTACTAGACGAAATGGATACACCTGCTATAGGCACATTGTATGTGCAAAAGCACGCATTAAAGGAAATTGGTTATAAAGAAGGGCAGCAGCTCAATGTCGTATTGGAGGTAGTTGATGAAAGCAATCAAAATAACAACTGATAATGAGATTAAAGTTGTAACGGTACCAGAGCCAACATGGAAGGGGATGGGACAACTAGTAGGAGGCCATTTCGAACATGTAAGGCCGTGGGGCTTATACAACTTGGATACTCCGTACAAAGGTAGTCTCTGCATGATAGTTAATGAAGAGGGGCGGTTGATAGGATTAGAGCATAATTTAGTTGGTACCGCACTCTACAATAACACGCCAACACCTTTAGGATTTGAACCAATTGTAGGCGACATCTTGATTATGACAGAAGGATTCGTGAATGGTGAGCCGGATATCATTGGGCTGGATGAAGAGCAGTTAGAAATAGTGAAAAAAGCTCTTAAAAATAATTTTAAATATCTAACGGAGGAAGTTTATGAGACTAACTAAGGATCAAGAGAACAAATTGACCGAACTAGCATTCGCAGAAAAATCTAATAAGGAAATAGCTGAAGCTATAGGAATAGAAGTAAAGGACGTTCACGCAACACGAAGCAGATTAGGAATCACTATTCCAAAAGTTAAAGAAATGAAGTCAAGAGGTGTACAACCCTCGGGAAGAACTAAAGATGAAATACAGCAAGAGATCGATAAAGTTCAAAAGGCAAGAGCTGAAGCTTTTAAAAAAATAGAGCGCTGCAATGAGAGGATTGACCAACTGTATAAGGGGTTGAAGGCATAGCATGGCGTGTGTTAAAGGTGAATCAGCTGATAAAAGAATTGAGGTTTACCAAAATCTTTTTATGAAAGGTACACCCGTTTATCTATCGATACCAGACCGTAACGGAGTTATCCAGGTAAGCAGTTTTGCGGTAACAGATGTTGATAATGTAATAAGTGCATTGGAAAGCTTTAAAAAGGTGCTGACGGCCACTTTAGGAAGCGATGCTTTGAAGTGAAAGACTGCTGCACAGACTGGAGGTGGTTAAGTTGGGAAAGCACGAAACTGGACCAAGGAAGAAGCAGAGTATCTAAAGGATAATTGGGGAGTTGTATCTCTTAAAACAATAGCAAAGAATCTTAACAGGTCTGAGAATGCCATTAGAGTGAGAAAGGATAGACTTGGATTAGGAGCATTCTTAGAAAATGGTGAATACATTACCTGGAATCAGCTGCAGATTGCTTTAGGCCTTGGAAAATCTGGTAGTGGGTATAAGAACATTAGCTGGATAGAGAACAGGGACTTTCCAATTAAGACAAAGCGAGTTGACAATAACAGTTTTAAAGTTGTGTATTTAGAAGATTTCTGGGAATGGGCCGGGAAAAATAGAAGTTTTATAGATTTTTCAAAGATGGAAGAAAACATACTTGGGCTTGAACCTGAATGGGTTAAGGAACAACGAAAAATCGATTATAAGACAAATACTGCATACAAGACAATTCCTTGGACCGAAAGTGAAGACAAGCAGCTACTAAGATTACTTAGAGAATTTAAATATTCATACTTGGATTTATCTAAGAAATTGAACCGGACAAGTGGAGCAATACAAAGGCGCATATGTGACTTAAGGTACCGTGAGAGACCGATTAAGGCAGATAATCACAACTTGTGGACTCCGGAAGAATTTAAACAGTTAGAGGAGTTAATTAAGCAAGGAACAAGCTACCCTTTAATGGCTGAAGTATTAGGTAAATCAGATAAAGCAATTCGGGGCAGGGTGTACCAAATGTATTTAACTGAAAATCTTGACAAGGTTCGTGCTTATATCAGTAATGGATCCTGGGGAGACAATCGACCAGAAAGAACTATCAAACAAAGACTTCTAATGAATATTGAAGAAAAAGAGCAGGTAAAGGAAGATTTATCAAAACTTGCTGGATTAATAAGGGCTTATGCAAAAACTCATTATGACTACAACGATTATTGGCAGAAGGATATATGTATCAAATGGGATGATTATTGTACTGAGAATGAAACATGCTGTGATAGCTGTACAAAATTTGTAAGAATAAGACCCCAGTATTGTGTCAGATGTGGAAAAACATTCTTTGAAAGGCATGAAAGTAAGATTTGTAAATCTTGTAGAGAACAGAGGATTAAACAATTTAAAAGAAAGTATGCTGTTATGGCTGCGAGGGTTAATGCATGAAGATAATTTGTACAATCTGCTGCGAATCATGGGACACGAGTAAATATAATAGCCAAAGTACATACGTATGTCCCTGGTGTCAGTGGAAAATTAATCATAATGAAAAAATTGTTCTCGGAAGGAGGAAAAGAAATTGGAAAAAACCTGTGTCACTTGTTTCTACAATTTAGGAAAGAAATGCAAAATTCTACACGAAAAAACACCTAAAAATTGCTCTTCCTGGGCTGATGAACCAGAAGCGAGAAGAAGAGAGGAGGCTTGCGCAGAGTATAACCGTAAATACGGAGCTAATGAAGTTTGCAGAAACATTTTACCGGCTGATCAGATTGAAAAAAGGCAAATGACAAGAAAACAAAATCAAGAAGCAAGAGGAGGTAAAAGCGTAAAAGAAACTTTGGACGAACATTTCAACTGGTATTATCTTCAGGGCTTATCAGACAGCGAGATAGCTAAGAATTTATACATGGATGTAAAGAGGGTAAGCGATTATAGACGTGATCATAGTTTACCAGCATGGAAAGAAAGAAACCGTCCCACGGCAATGGAAACGGCTTCTTAAAAAAATTAACTAACCATCAACATTATAACACAAAATCTTGATTATTCAATAGGAGGATAAATTGAGTACTAAACTCGTACCCTGCCCTGTATGTGGACGAGTATTTCACATCAAAGGGCATAAGCAAGTAACTTGTATATGCCAGAACACGTTCGACGTTGTAAGGGTTCAAGGAACTGTAACACTAAGAAAAATCGAAGAAATCAAAACCAGGCCATTTAAGGCTAGAAAAATATAAAGGAGAAGATGACATGAGTACAATAACAATCGAAATCAAAGCACCAGAACTGGCACACGCACTGGAGACTTTAGCAATAGCTATAGGTTGCTCAGTAGACAAAATAGGAGTAGGAGATGCAATTAAAGAGGCTGTTCAGCAAGCACCGGTTAATGATAAATCTCGGGTCGCAGAAGCTGAAAAGGCGCCAACAGTAAAAACACTAGATGACCCAGTAGCTGAAGAAGAATCAAAATACACATTGGAAGAAGTAAGAAAGGCGTTGGGGGACCTATCCAAGGCAAAAGGTAAAGAGATAGCAAAAGGAATATTAACTCTATTCAATGTCTCTAAAGTTACTGATCTTGACGCCTCTCAATACAATGCCGCTATGCAGGCAATACAGGAGGCTTAATATGCCAGATATGCACGCTAAATTAAGTGCATCCGGGGCTAAGAAGTGGATGAACTGCCCCGGATCCGTATCACTCGAATCAAATATACCTGATTCACAGAGTGCGTATGCCTCTGAAGGAACAACAGCGCACAGCCTGGGTGAAGCAAAGCTCAGGCTGGCCATGAAAGAGATTACAAGAGTTAAATATCATAAGCTCATAAAGGACCTTGAAATAACTGAAGACATGGAAAGCTACACTGACGATTACAGGGACTTCGTAATTGAGAGATTCAATGCAGCAAAAGCTAAAACTCCGGATGCCGTGCTTATGTTAGAACAAAGACTCGATTTTTCTCAGTGGGTACCGGAAGGCTTTGGGACTGGAGACGTAGTAATTATCGCTGATGGTACTATGGAAATTATAGACCTAAAATATGGCAAGGGCGTCCCGGTTTATGCAACATCCAATCCTCAGCTTATGCTCTACTCCCTGGGCGCAATCAATGAATATGAATTTATGTATGACATCCAAGAAGTTACTATGACAATATTCCAGCCTAGGATTGACAACATAGACAGCGACACTGTAGCGATTGAGGAATTACTCAAATGGGCGGTTGGTGTTCAGGAGAAGGCAAATAAAGCTTTTAACGGCTCTGATGAATGCGTTGCTGGCAAGCATTGTGATGATGGATTTTGTAAAGCAAGAGCCATCTGCAGAGCCTACGCGGACGAAAGAAGCCGAATAGCAGCACTTGATTTTAAGAAACCTGCTGAACTATCAGCCGAAGAAATTGCTGAGATTATAGATTTATCTGAAAGACTTGCAAATTGGTCCAAGCTTGTAAAGGATTACGCTCTGGATCAAGCGGTAAATCATGAAGCTAAATATCCAGGATTCAAGCTTGTTGAAGGCAGAAGCAATAGGCAGTATTCAGTTGATGATACTCTGGTTGCTGCTAAGTTAATAGGAGCCGGCTATAAGGATGATGACATCTGGCCAAGAAAGTTAAAAGGAATAACCGACCTTGAAAAGTACTTAAGCAAGAAGACTTTCAATGAATTAATTGGTGAAATGATTGTTAAACCTCAGGGCAAACCAACACTTGTACCAGTTGAAGACAAGCGCCCTGAGTTAAATACAGCTGCCAATGCAGCAGATGATTTTAAAAATATAACAGAATAGAGAAGGAGAAAAGACATGCAAAAACAACAAGAAAATTCAACAAAAGTAATAACAGGAGAGGTAAGATTTTCATACGCGCATGTATGGGAACCGGCAAGTATTAACGGCGGAGATGAGAAATACTCAGTAAGTTTATTAATACCTAAATCAGATAAAAGAACTTTAAACGCAATTAACAAAGCTATTGAAGCTGCTAAGCAGGCAGGGGTATCAAAATTTGGTGGTAAAGTTCCAGGAAACTTAAAGTTACCGTTAAGAGATGGCGATGTTGATCGTGAAGATGACGAGACATATGCAGGACACTATTTTGTAAATGCCAATGCCAATACTAAGCCTGGTATTGTTTATAAAAATGGCCAGCCAATAATTGACAGTACTGAATTTTACAGCGGTTGTTATGGACATGCTTCCGTAACGTTCTATGCTTTTAACAACAACGGTAACAAAGGTATTGCCTGCGGACTAAACAACCTTATGAAAACAAGGGATGGAGAATCTTTAGGCGGAAGATCAAGAGCTGAAGATGATTTTGCAGGAATGTTTAACGATGATGATGACGAAGATTTCTTAGGATAGGGATGATGCTGTATGCGTGAGCTGTCAATAGACATCGAGACATACAGCAGCGTAGATTTAATTGAATCAGGGGTATACAGGTATGTAAATGCCCCTGATTTTAAAATCTTACTGTTTGCTTATGCTTTTGATGACGAAGAAGTAAAATTAATAGATGTAGAGTCCGGAGGATCTCTTCCTAGTGATGTGCTGCTTGCTTTAAAAAATGAATCGGTAATAAAGACAGCGTATAATGCAAACTTTGAGAGAACCTGTATTCAAAAGTTCTACAATCTAGATTTAAATATAAAATCATGGGCTTGCTCAGCTGTAGCAGCTGCTGAATTAGGATTGCCACAGAATCTTGCCGGAGTAGCTGAAGCTTTAGGACTTGCAGAGCAAAAGGATGCCAGAGGTAAGGCCCTTATAAACTTTTTTTCAAAGCCATGTAAACCTACAAAGGCTAACGGAATGAGAGAAAGAAATTTACCAGAACACGATCCTGAAAAATGGCAAACATTTAAAGACTACTGCATCCAGGATGTTGTAGTAGAAAGAGAAATAAAAAGGAAAATATCAAGATTTCCGCTTCACAGCTTCGAACAAAGACTATGGTCATATGATCAAAGAATCTGCGACAGAGGGGTTGGAGTAGACACTAACTTTGCTCAAAATGCGATAGGGTATAGTTTACAGTTCAACAATAAATGTTTTAATAAGGCTCAAAAGCTTACCGGACTTGAAAACCCTAACTCTGTTGCACAACTCAAGCAGTGGATCCAGGACGGGACTGGTGAAGAAATACAAAGTCTGAACAAAGAAAAGTTAAAAGAGCTATACAGTAGCGCGACAAGTTTAAGAGTTAAAGAAGTATTAAGACTTCGCTCACTCATGGCCAAGACCTCCGTATCAAAATATGAAGCGATGTTAAGAAGTGTTTGCCCTGATAATAGAATAAGAGGACTGCTGCAATTTTACGGAGCCAACAGAACCGGGCGCTGGGCAGGAAGGATAGTGCAGGTCCAGAACCTGCCGCAGAACCATTTAAGAGATTTGGAATATGCAAGAGAGTTAGTCGCAGACGGAGATTATGAATTGTTTGAAATGCTGTTTGGCAATGTTCCTCAGACCCTGTCAGAATTGATAAGGACCGCTTTTATCCCGTCACCCGGAAGAAGATTCATCGTTGCAGATTTCTCAGCAATTGAGGCAAGGGTTATTGCGTATCTCGCCGGTGAACACTGGAGACTTGAGGTGTTTAGTACTCACGGAAAGATTTATGAAGCGTCGGCTGCACAGATGTTTAAGGTCCCTGTGGAAAGTATTAAGAAAGGTGATCCTCTGAGGCAAAAAGGGAAAATAGCAGAATTAGCATTAGGGTATGGTGGCAGCGTAGGGGCTTTAATCTCGATGGGAGCTATAAAAATGGGATTAGAAGAAGATGAGCTTAAACCACTTGTAGATATGTGGAGAGAATCAAACAAAAAAATAACCGCCTACTGGAAGATTGTTGAGAGAGCTGCCATGGATGCAATAAAAGATAAACCTTCAACTACAGGTAAAGGAATAAGCTTTATGAAACAGTCAGGAATATTATTTATAGGTTTACCGTCGGGTAGAAGACTTGCTTATGTAAAGCCCGAAATAGGTGTTAATCAGTTTGGAAGCCCCTCAGTATCATACATGGGTATGAACCAAACAACTAAGAAATGGGAGAGAGTAGAAACGTTCGGCGGCAAGCTTGTAGAAAACATAGTACAAGCATTTGCAAGGGATTGCCTTGCTGAAAGCATTATGAGATTAGAAGACAGAGGTTTTGAAGTTAATTTCCATGTGCATGATGAGGTAATACTAGATGTGCCTTTTGGAGTAAGCTCTTCGGAAGAAGTTTCTAAAATAATGGGAGAACCTATAGACTGGGCTCCCGGATTACCGCTTAGGGCGGATGCCTACGAATGCAGTTTCTATCAAAAAGATTAAAACAGAAAGGAGGGTGAAAATTGCAAAAATTAATAATTGCAACAGGACAAAGCAGGACATCTAAGTTTTGGAAGAACACCGAAATCACATGGGAAGAACTCGTTCAAAGGCTGCAGACTACAACCAGGACACCTGAAACACAGGGTGAATACATCAACATGAATAAATCGAGACAAGACGCTGTAAAAGATATAGGCGGTTTTGTAGGTGGCAAGCTTAAAAATGGAAGACGTAAGGCAGATACAATTGATAAGAGATTTCTTCTTACACTTGACGCGGATTATGCAACGAGTGATTTCATAGACAGCATGGAAATGTTTTTCAATTTCTCCTGGTGCATATACTCAACACATAAACACACTCCGGATAAACCAAGATTAAGACTATTAATTCCATTATCACGTCCATGCAATCCGGATGAATACGAAGCAGTGGCAAGACGTATTGCTGCAGACATTGGCATTGACATGTTTGATGACACGACCTATCAAGCACACAGGTTAATGTATTGGCCAAGCACAAGCATAGACGGTGATTACATGTTTGGCCATGAAGACAACAAACTTCTGGATGTTGATGAAGTGCTTGCAAGATATGACGATTGGAAGGATATTTCAAGTTGGCCAACATCATCCAGGACTATCAAAACAAGAGACAAGCTGCTTAAAAAACAGGAAGATCCTACTACTAAAAACGGAATAGTCGGAGTATTCTGCAGGACTTATACGGTTGATGAAGCGATAGAAAATTTTATCCCAGACACATATACAAAATGTTCAGTGCAAGATAGATATACATATACAGCCGGAAGTACAGCAGCTGGAGCAGTAGTGTATGAAGATGGAAAATTCATTTACTCGAACCATGCTACGGATCCAATAAGTGGGCAGCTGTGTAATGCGTTCGACTTAATCCGAATACATAAGTTTGCGGACTTGGATGATGAAGCAGCTGAAGGAACACCGACAGTAAAACTACCCTCGTATGTACACATGCAGGAGTTTGCTTCTAAGGATAGTAAGGTGAAACTTACTATCCACCATGAAAGAATGGAAGGTTTAAAGGACGATTTCTCAGGATTAATAGGAGATGATGAGGCATATAACGAGGACTGGATTCTTAACCTAGCAGCCAATAAGAACGGGCAATATTCACTGACAATTGATAATGTAAAAATGATATTAGAATATGACCAGGTATTCAGGAAACAAATAGGATTTAATGAATTCACAAAAAAATATAAAATATTTGGGGCTCTTCCTTGGAATAAAGATGACACGGAAAGAGACTGGACAGATGCAGACGATGCCGGATTAAGGCATTATATTGAAAAAGGCTATGGCATAAAAGGTAAAAGCATAATAGAAGATGCCTGGACTCTGGTTGCTAATGAAAATAAATACCATCCGGTAAGGGATTACTTAAACAACCTAACCTGGGACGGGGCTTCCAGGATAGACAATTTATTTATAGATTACCTCGGCGCTGATAACACTGAATACGTAAAAGCTGTTACAAGAAAAGCACTCGTTGCAGCTGTAGCAAGAATATTTGTACCAGGGATAAAATATGACCAAATGCTCGTCTTAGTAGGTCCACAAGGCTGTGGCAAAAGTCAGATTATAAAAAGGCTTGGACGTGACTGGTTTTCAGACACATTGACAACAATACAAGGTAAGGAAGCATACGAACAGATTCAAGGATTTTGGATTATAGAAATAGCCGAACTTGCAGCAATGCGTAAGCAGGAGATTGAAGCAATCAAGCATTTTACTGCTAAGAGTGAAGATGCTTATCGTGCAGCTTATGGCCATCATGTTGAGACCTATAAAAGGCAGTGCATATTCTTTGGAACTACTAACAAATATGAATTCTTAAGGGATATGACAGGAAACAGAAGGTTCTGGCCGGTGGATGTAAATCCGCAAAAAGCTACTAAAGATATGTGGCAGGAATTAGATGCGGACACAATAGATCTAATATGGGCGGAAGCCGTTGAACTATTTAAGAAGGGTGAAAAAATCTTCTTTGACGATGAAAGGCTTAAGGTATTAGCTGAAGAGGAACAAGATAGGCACTTAGAAGAAAGTCCTTTAGCCGGAGACATAAAGAAGTACCTTGAAAAATTATTACCTGAAGATTGGGACAATTACGATATGTCGGCAAGGCGTTCTTTCTACCAGGGTAATGACTTTGGGATTAAAACTGAAGGGACTATCAACAGAGATAAAGTGTGCCCCTTAGAGATCTGGTGCGAGTTATTTAACGGTGATAAAAAGGACTTTAACTCACAGCGCAGTAGAGAGTTCCGGGAAATAATTTTAAAAACTGGTGAGTGGGAACAGATGAAATATCCCTTAAGATTTGGAGAATTATACGGAAATCAAAGGGGGTTTTTCAAAAAGCAGTGACTACAAGATGTTAAAAAATTGTAGTCAAAAAAGATACTGAAATTTCAACGTATATTTAAAATTGACTACAATGACTACAATATTTTCTATATAGTTTGAAATTATAGACTTTATAGACTTACTAAATACCTATAATTTCTATAAACCATATATTTTTAAAGCATATAAGAAAAACTGTAGTCGCTGTAGTCAAAAGTAATAAAACTATTGAAATTTAATAGAAAAATTTGACTACAAAATAAAATGTTTCAGAGGAATTATAGAATGCGAGAGTCAAATGTAGAAAAATACCTTACAAATGAAATGAAAAAAGCTGGGGGGAAATCTTATAAATGGGTAAGCCCGGGAAATAGTGGGGTACCAGATAGGATAATCATATTTCCTTCAGGTCGAATATTATTTGTAGAGTTAAAAGCACCCGGCAAAGTACCAACAGCTTATCAACAACTAGTCCACAGAGAGTTAAAAAGGCTTAACTGTGAAGTATTAGTAATAGACAGCAAGAAGCAAATAGACGAATTAATACAGAAATGGGGTGAGCAGCGTGAAATTTAAACCGCATACATATCAGGAAATAGCAATTGAAAAAATATTTAGTACTTCAAAAGCAGGGCTATTCCTTGATATGGGACTTCGGCAAGACAGTAATTACCTTAACCGCAGTTGAGGACCTGATATATAACAGATTTGAAATTAATAAAGTTCTTGTAATAGCACCTTTAAGAGTCGCCGAAGATACCTGGAGCAGAGAAAGCGAAAAGTGGGACCATTTAAAACACTTAAGGATTTCCAAAATTCTAGGGAATACAACTCAGCGTCGCAGAGCTTTAGCAATTGAAGCGGATATTTATATCATTAACCGTGAAAATGTAGTATGGCTTACAAATGAGCTTTCGCAAATCGGGAACGGCTGGGATTTCGATATGGTTGTTATAGATGAATTATCAAGCTTCAAGTCAGCTAAGGCACAGCGCTTCAGGGCACTGAAGAAATACATAACAAGAAGTGAAAGAGTAGTAGGGCTTACCGGAACTCCAGCACCTAACGGGTTAATAGACTTGTGGAGTCAGATATATTTACTTGATGGTGGCGAAAGATTGGGTAAAACAATCACTGGATATAGGGAGAGATACTTTACACCAGGACAAAGAAATCAAACAACAATTTTCAACTATAAGCCAAAGCCTGAAGCAGAACAAACTATAAACGAGAAGATTTCAGATATATGCGTATCCATGAGAGCAGAGGACTGGTTAGAAATGCCTGAGAGAATTGACAATATTCAATCGGTAAAATTGACGCCTAAGGAAATGCAAGGCTATGAAAAGTTTGAAAGAGACAGCTATTTACAGTTTATAGAAGGCGAAGTAACAGCAGCATCAGCAGCTGCACTTACTAACAAATTACTTCAGTACAGTAATGGTGCAATGTATTTACCTGAAGGCGATGGTAGTTATGTTAAAACAAGCGATAAAAAGCTTGAGGCACTTGAAGAAATCATTGATGTTTCGAACGGAAAACCGATATTGTGCTTTTATTCATACAAGCATGACCTTGAAAGAATTCAGAAAAAATTCAAGTTTGCAAAGAAGCTTAATGATTCTAAAGACATTGAAGCCTGGAACAAAGGTGAAATTCAACTTTTGTTAGCGCATCCTGCCGGCGCTGGCCATGGACTAAACCTCCAGGCCGGTGGAAGCATAATAGTATGGTTCGGATTAACCTGGAGCCTTGAGTTATATCAGCAAGCAAATGCAAGACTCTACAGACAAGGACAAGAGAATGCAGTTATCATCCATCACCTGATCACAGAGGGAACAGCCGATGAAAAGGTACTGGCAAGCTTGCAAGGGAAAAAGGATGTACAGGATGAGTTGTTAAATTCTTTAAAAGCAAAATACGGAGGTAAAAAATGAACATAAGTTTAATATTAACAACTGATAAAGGGTTAAAGGCTTGTTTGTTACCTGAAACAATGTTGATTGAGCTAGTTAAGGCTATAAAAGAAAAAGGTACAGAGCAAGTAGTTTTAAACAGCGGAGAATTTTATCAAGTAGAAGGCATCTACATACCAGGTAAAGGAAATAAATCAGCAATTATGGTATTGCCTAATGTGGCGGAGGCTGAGAATTGAATAAATCAAAGACAACCTACAGCCAGGAAATAGAAAACTTCTTGAATTTTTTAAGAGAGTGAGAGGCTTTAAATCATATAGCCTATGACAATCTTAACACCTGTGAAAAGGAACAACAGAACCTGCTTCATGAGCTTGAACTTGACGGACTTAATTACAAGGAACGGGCAAAGGTAGCAACAAAGATTTCTAAAATGAGGCATGAAAGAAGAGCTTCAAAGGACACTATTGAGTTTACAAGGGATATTTTAAACTTTTATAACGAAAACAAACCGATTATCAAGAAGCTTGAAAGGATCCTGGGAGACATCAGGAAATATGAAAGCTTCATGGAAACTAGAACTTATAAGAAGAGGTGAGAGCGTGAATAAAATACAAAAAGCTATTGAATTAGCATTAAAAGAGCATGAAAAAGAATTTGGCGAAGGTTCAAAGGTTGAAGAAGATGAAGAATTTGCAACAGTTTTTAATGATGGAATAATAATCATTTCAAACGAAGAAATAATTAATATAAAAATTCTAGCAGGAAAGCCTTATTTCGTGGATTATGATTTAGAGTTGTTGGAGGCAGAGAAATGAATGAGGCTGAAAAAACAATAGAATTTTGCAAAGGTCAAATAAAGCAACTTAAGAAATCAAGAAAGAATTTACCTTTTGAAAAGTTTGACCAAAATAAGTGCAATAACTTAACAAAGAAAATCTATAGATTTGAATTAATGCTTGAATCCCTTGAGCTGCTTAAGCTGAAAGAACAAGGCAAAGTTATAATAACACCTTGTGCAGTTGGAGATTACGTCAGGACAAAATATGATGACGACCTCATGAGAGTGGACGGCTTTACAACCTATGGAGATGACTTAAAAGTATGGTGCGAAGAGGTAGGCATTGAACGCTATACAGAATTTGAACTCAGTGAAATAGAAGAATTTATACCGAGGGAGAAACTAATATGAGACCAATAAAATTTGACGAACAAAATACTACGTTCGTAGCAGAAGGCTGCGGAGATCTTCCAGCTCACAAAGCAGAACATCAAATAATTAGTTGTTGGGAGCTGACTGAAGAAGAGAAAAAGGAAGTACAGAAAACAGGAGTAGTTTGGTTATCTGTATTTGGACAACAGCAGCCTCCTGTGTGGATGGGTATTGAGATACCTTTTATACATGAAGAAGGTGAAATATGAAAGACAAGGACATCAGAAAGAATGGCTCCGGCTGCAATGACCCTACGGCGTATGCAGCCATAGCGAAGGTAACTAAAGACGGAAAGTCTAAGAATAGGAATAGACAGAAAGACGTTTTCGACGCAATGCATATCATAAAAAGCTTCTTGGACCTTATAGATTTTGAGATAGTTGGCCATATAAAACTTAAGGACAAGCAGACAGGAAGGATATACGAATGAAAGAAATTAAATTCAGATATGCGATTATCTGCAGTCTGGCTGATGGAACAGAATATATTTACAAGTCTTATGCAAACAAAGAAAAACTTCAAGACGGAGAAGAGCGATTTTTACAAAGAGCTTGGAAACCGACTTACAGGACAGCAAAGATTAAGATTACAACTGAGGAGGTTATGGATGACAATAAAAGAACTACTTAAACAGTATTGTGACTTGCAAAAGGAAATTAAGGAATTGGAACAGAGGATTGAAAGAGTTAGAAACAAATGCACCCAAGTAGTAACTGATTCGGTAAAAGGATCATCAAAGCATTTCCCATACGTGGAACGGTCATTTGTTATTACCGGACTTGAGGAAGATAAAAGAGAACAGCAGCTTGATAAGCTTAACAGCGTGCTTTATAGGCGTAAGGCAAAGTGTACTGAAATGAAGCTGGAGATAGAGGAGTTCATCAACACTATTCCGGACAGCAGGACAAGAAGGGTATTTGGCTTACGTTATATCGACGGCCTGAACTGGCTTCAGATAGCCAGGAGGATAGAAAGGTATGATGAGAGTTATCCCAGGAAGGTGATTCATGATAAATATTTGGAGAATTTAAAATAAATTTTGAATAATCCGAAAAATCCGATTTTGATTTAGTATAATGGTAGTAAGTGGTAATAGATAGTAACAAACAGTATAATTTAGCAAAAAGACCTCATGGTATTCACGAGGCCTTTTTTATTTGTGATGATGCAGACGTGAAAATAAACTGCATAGGGATAGGGGCGGGTAAAAAAAGTTGTTAAGATTTCCCTTTTGGTATATAATATTAATACTAAAAGGGAGGTATTAACAAATGAAAAAAGCATTAAAGTATTTAGTAATTGGAACAGTAATTCTGACGTTATTAATGACTACGGCTTTGGGGGACACAATAACAAAGACAATTGAGGTTGTATACAACTCGGTAAACATTACAGTAAATGGCACAAAGATTAATGCAGATAACATACTTTACAATGGTACTACTTATGTGCCACTTAGAGCCGTATCTGAAGCATTAGGCAAGGATGTAGGCTGGGACCAATCAACAAATACAGCAAGCATAAATGATAAGGGTACAGTTAAACCACCAGTTGTAGACAGTTCAAGCGAAACTTTATCGCAAAAGAATGCAGTTGCTAAAGCTGAAAGTTATTTAGATATTATGCCTTTTTCTAAATCTGGCTTAGTAAAGCAGTTAGAGTATGAAGGATTTAGTAATGATGACACAACTTATGCGGTAAACAAAATAAGTGTTGACTGGAAAGAACAAGCTGTATTAAAAGGCAAGTCTTACTTAGATATTATGCCTTTCTCAAGAAGTGGTTTAATTGAACAACTGGAATATGAAGGTTTCACAAGTGAAGAAGCTACTTACGCAGTAGATCAAATAGGTCTTTAATTAAATATAATTCAAGCATCTCTAATGAGGTGCTTTTTTATTGCAGGTGATTTGATGAATTACAAAGACAAGAGATGGATAAAAAAGAGAGCTATTGTTTTAAAGCGTGATGAGTATTTGTGTAGGGAATGTAAGCGATACGGGAAGACTACTGAAGCAACAACAGTTCATCATGTAAAACCAGCTAGCAACTATCCAGAGTTAAGGTATGTAAGCAAGAACTTAATTAGTTTATGTAGCAAGCATCATGATAGTATGCATGATAGAAATACTAACGAGCTTACTGCTAAAGGAAAGGAATGGGTTAATAGAATATATCCCCCCTCCCTTTCAAGTAAATAATTATTATGATAAGGACCGGAGGGGGCAGCTTCTTCCAATAGAGCGAACCGTGAAAAACTTTTTTTTCAAGGAGGTGAGGGTGTGGCAAAGACAGCAAGTAAAGAAACAATCAAACGTGCAACAATAACAGATATGAATAAGCTTGGAATCCATAAACCGCAATATAATCGGCTTATTGATATATATTCAGATTTAGTGTTTCAGTATTTAAAATTGACTAAAGAATTTGAAGATAGTAATTATAAATATGAGGTCGAAACCGACCAAGGTGGCAGTAAAAAATCGCCCATTGTTGCGACGTTAGAAACATTAAGAAAAGACATACTCGCATACTCCGATAGACTTTGCCTTAATCCTAAATCTTTAGAAGCGGTAACGGCAGAAGTAACGGGTAAATCAAAATTATCGGATGTTCTTAAGGGCTTAAAATGAAACATAAAAATTTTGACATTGTAATGGAGTATGTAGAAAAAGTATTAAGCGGCAAAAAAGTAGCTTGCGTTGAAACTATTCAGATGTGTGCTAGGTTTAAAAAGGATTTAGAAAATCCAGCATATGATTTTAATCCTAAAGATGCAGAATTTGTAATAGGAATTATTGAAAAAACCTTTGTGCATCAAAAGGGTGAAGATATGAACGGCTATCCTTTAAGAGGTAAGCCTTTTTTATTAGAACCATGGCAGAAATTTGTTGTCTACAATTTATTAGGGTTTTTCCATAAAGGAACTATTTTAAGAAAGTATAAAGAAGCATTTATAATGCTTGCTCGTAAAAATGGCAAGACGCCTTTTATGAGTGCTTTAGCTTGGGGATTGGGATTGCTCGAAAGAAAGTCCGGAGCCGAGATAGTTATTGTCGGTGCTTTATTAAAACAAGCGTTGCAGAGTTTTAATTTTATAAATTATAACCTAAAGGAAATGGGAGAGGAAGATAACTTCCGTATCCTGGATAATAACCAAGAACACTCAATCAGTGGAGATTTGGGTGATGGATATTTAAGGATTGAAACTATCGCAGGAAACAGCGATAGAATGGATAGTTTAAACACTCTGATTCAAATATTAGATGAATTGCACTTATATAAAAATGCAAGCCAATATAATACAATTAAAGAATCAGGAAAGGCATATAGAAACAGTTTGTGTATAGGCATTACAACAGCTGGTGACAACATGAATTCATTTTGCTATAACAGAATGAAATATTGTCAGAAGGTATTAAATGAGACTGTGAAAGATGACCAGTTGTTTATCTTTATTGCAAAGGCAGATGAAGATAAAGAGGGAAATGTTGACTATACAAATCCATTAGAACACGAGAAAGCAAATCCTAATTATAATGTATCAGTATCAGCACAAGAATTATTAAATGATTCAAACCAGGCACAGAATGATCCGCAACAAAGGAAGTCATTTTTAGCTAAATCTTTGAACATATACACAAGTGCCATGAAGGCTTACTTCAACATAGATGAATTTAAAAACAGTGATAAGAAGCATAACTGGACATTGGAAGAGCTTGCAAAATTACCGATTGAGTGGTTTGGGGGCGGTGACTTATCTAAGCTTTACGATTTAACAGCAAGTGCTTTATATGGAACTTACGGAGATATAGACATTGTAATAACACATGCCTTCTTCCCAATAGTTGCAGCTCATCAAAAAGCTGACGAAGACAACATACCCTTGTTTGGATGGCAAGACGACGGATGGCTTACAATGTGTAATACGCCTACCGTTAACTACTCTGATATAATCAATTGGTTTATAGGTATGAGGAGGAAAGGCTTTAAAATAAAACAGGTGGGATTTGATAGAAAATTCGGTCAAGAATTTTATCTTGGAATGAAAAAAGCAGGCTTCGTAATAATAGACGAACCACAGTTGTACATTAATAAGTCACAAGGATTTAGACGAATAGAGAAAAAAGCAAAAGATGGGAATCTATATTACCTGCACTCAGAAGCATATGAATATTGTGTGCAAAACGTAAGAGCTATAGAAAAAACAGACGATATGATTCAGTATGAAAAAGTTGATGGTGATGGCGGTGTAATGAGAATAGATTTATTTGATGCAAGTGTGTTTGCATGTGTAAGGCTCTTGAAAAGCATGGAAAAAGCTGGAGCTGCAAGTAAATGGCTTAATAGTTGAAAGGAGGTTCAAATGAATGAGTAAAAACAAGTATAGAAAAAAGCAACGAACGCGTGATGAACCAATAAGCCAAAAAAGAGAAACTTCTTTAAGCTGGTTTTTATCTACAGATGCATATGATACCTTATGTGTACCTGGATATACGAAGCTTGCTGATAATCCGGAAGTCAAGATGGCGGTAAGTAAAATTGCAGACCTGGTGTCAAGCATGACAATTCATCTGATGGAAAATACAAAGAGTGGTGATATAAGAATCAAAAATGAATTATCACGCAAAATTGACATTAATCCATACAAGTTAATGACAAGGAAAACATGGGTTTATAATATAATATACACTATGCTACTTCCGGGAGACGGTAACAGTGTTGTATTTCCTAAAATGGAAAATGGATTAATAAAGGATCTCGTACCTTTAAAGCCGTCAATGGTAAATTTTTATGAAACAGAAGATGGATACGAGGTGAGATATGGAAACCAGATTTACAACTATGATGAAATATTACATTTCACTGTCAATCCAGATCCGGAAAAGCCGTGGAAGGGAACTGGTTATAAAGTTGTTTTAAAAGATATAGTTACAAACTTAAAACAAGCTTCTAAGACCAAAAATGCTTTTATGGCTGATAAGTGGAAACCTTCTGTAATTATTTCAGTTGATGCCATGACTGAAGAGTTTACAACTCCTGAAGGAAGAGATGCAGTTCTTAGAAAGTATGTTGACGATACTGGAGTAGGAAAGCCCTGGGTAATACCGGCTGACTTGATTAAAGTTGACCAGGTTAAACCGCTGTCATTGAACGACCTAGCAATAAACGATGCAGTACAATTAGATAAAAAGACAGTAGCTGGAATATTAGATGTTCCGGCTTTTATTTTGGGTGTCGGCAATTTTAATAAAGAAGAATATAACAATTTTATTCGTACAAAGATTAAAAGCATTGCTGAAATGTTTCAACAAGTTCTAACCAAAGGATTGCTGTTAAATCCTGATTGGTACTTTAAATGCAATGCTAAGAGTTTAATGGCTTATGATACAAAAGAACTTTCTGAAATGGGTATGAATCTTTATATCAGGGGAATTTACACTGGAAATGATGTATTGAACCTAATAGGCGACTCACCAAAAGAAGGGCTTGACGAACTGATCATATTAGAAAACTTTATACCGGCAGGGATGATTGGAGAACAGAAAAAATTAAATCAAGGAGGTGGTAGCGGTGAATAGAGAAGAAATTCAAAAGCGAAGTTTGCAAACAACTTTTAAAGCAACTAGAGCAGAAGAAAATAACGATGACATGTTCATTGAAGGCTATTTTGCGGTGTTCAACAGAGAAACAGAATTATGGCCGGGAGCTTATGAAGAAATTGCACCAGGAGCTTTTGACGAAACACTTGGCAATGACATCAGAGCTTTAATAAATCATGATACTACTTTGGTTCTTGGCAGAAACAAAGCTAATACTCTTGAAATAAAAGTGGACAGCCATGGACTCTGGGGAAGAGTAAAAATAAATCCTAAAGATACAGATGCTGTAAACTGCTATGTTAGAGTAGAGCGCGGAGATGTAGATCAGTGCAGCTTCGGTTTTAACATATTGGAGGAAAAAATTGACTGGCGTGATGATGGAACTGTCAAATGGACCATGACAAAATTAGATCTGCACGAAATGTCTGTATGCACATTTCCTGCTTATGAAGATACAGGAGTGCAAGCGCGACATGCTGAAGTTGAGCAACATAAAGAAAGACAACTTGAACAAAGAAAAAAACTATTGAAAGAGAGGATTAAACAATGGCATTAAAACAATTAATGATCTCTAAGAAGATTGAACAAAGAAAATCAAGCTTAGCTGAGTTGAATACTCAAGAGGAAGGGCTAAAAACAAGAGAAGCAGAACTGGAAACAGCACTAGAGGAAGCTGCGACTGATGAAGAGATTGCTCTTGTTGAAGAAAATACAGACAAGCTTGAAACTGAAAAAGCTGAATTAACTGAAAAGAAAAGCAAACTAGAAGGTGAAATTGCGGACCTTGAAGGAGAACTTGAACAGCTTAACAGCAAAGAGCCTAAAGGCGATCCAAAACCTGAACAAAAAAAATCAAATCCTAAAGGAGAGGGAACTATGAAAAGATTCAAATTTTTCAACAATATGGAAAGACATGCAGTAGAAGAACTGATAGCAAGAGACGATATTAAAGAATTTATCACAAGAACTAGAGAGCTTATCAGTGAAAAAAGAGCAGTAACAGGTGCGGAATTGAACATCCCTACAGTATTCCTTGAAATGTTAAGGGATAACATGAATCAGTATTCAAAACTGATTAAGAGGGTAACACTAAAGCCAGTTGCTGGAAAGGCTCGCCAAAATGTAGCTGGAACAGTACCAGAAGGTATTTGGACCGAAATGGTTGGCAAACTTAATGAATTAAGTATTGTATTCAACCAAATTGAAGTTGATGGATATAAAGTTGGCGGTTTTATTGCAATTTCTAACTCAATCTTAGAAGATAGCGATATTAACTTGGCAAATGAAATCATGACAGCTATTGGACAATCTATAGGTCTTGCAGTTGATAAGGCCATCCTATATGGAACCGGAACAAAGATGCCTGTTGGTATTATTACAAGGCTCGCTGAAACTGCTAAACCGGCTTACTGGGGAGACAGTGAAAAGGCTTGGACGGATTTACATTTGACTAACTTGTTATTGATTGATGCTGCAGCTAATACAGATACGTTGTTTTATAAGGACCTGATTCTGAAGCTCGGAAAAGTAAAAGCTAATTATAGCAACGGTGAAAAGTTCTGGGCAATGAATGATAAAACTTATGCAACGTTGTTGGCAAAGGCTTTGACTATAAATGCAGCTGGGGCAATTGTTTCTGGTCAAAATAAAACAATGCCTATAATTGGCGGTGAAATTGAATTTTTAGATTTCATTCCTGACAATGTAATCGTAGGTGGATATGGATCTCTTTACTTGTTAGCAGAAAGAGCCGGCGCAACACTAGCACAGTCAGAACATGCTAAATTCATAGAAGACCAAACAGTATTTAAAGGAACCGCAAGATATGACGGAAGACCTGTAATCGGTGAAGGATTTGTTGCTCTAAACATTAGCCAGGAAGATTTACAGACAGCTCCTACAGCTACTGCAGTAACATTTGCAGCTGATACTGCTAACGCATAGGAGGTAGATCATGAGAGTTAAAATATTAAAATCATTTTCTGATAAAGAAAATAAATGTATTCAGCATGAAGGTAGTGAAATTGAAATTACAGAGGAAAGGGCAGAACAAATTATGTCTGCCCACCCTGAGTTAATTAAAGTGTTAGAAGAAAGCGCTCTTGAATTTCCTAAACATGTTGGTGGAGGATTATATGTTTTATCCAATGGCGAAAAGATAAAAGGAAAGGCTGCAGCTCTTGAAGCTGAAGAAAAACTAAAAAGCAAAGAATAGGAGTTGATATTGAATGGATGTATCAACCATATTAGGATTAGTAAAAGCTAAGTTAGGATTAAGTGGAACGGCTAGGGACATTTATTTAAAGGCAATAATTGATGGAGTATTAAAAGAACTTGAAGATGAAAAGGGGTTAGTGCTTGATGGTACTAACCCTTATCATTTAATTTTTGTCATTGACTATGTTACCTGGAGATATCAAAACCGAGACAGTGAAAAGGGTATGCCTAGACATTTGCAGTACAGGTTGCATAATTTAATGATTCATGTAGGTAATGCTAATCTAATTGTAAATGCGGTTTTCATAGTAGAGTCGTTGCCGGTAACTCCTATTGCAAATGCTGTTTATATAATCAGTGATGGAACTAAGCAAATGTATGTCAATGATGTATGGGTGACTGTTGACTTAATTGATGGCTCCTGGGTGGTGATTACATCGTGACGTTTGATTATGAAGTATTCTTAATAAAAGCAAGCAATGATGTAAATGAAGGCGGAGATACCATTCAAACAGAAACTGAAAGAAGTGTATATGCAGATAAGTTAGATTACAGAAGCAAAGAATTCTTTCAGGCATTTACAAATGGATTGAAGCCTTCTATTACTTTTGCTGTAAATAAATATGAGTATAGCAGTGAAAGAATGCTTAAATATGACGGCAATAAATATAAAATCATAGATGTGTATCCTGTTAAGGCGAAAGACGAAAGTGAATTTGAATCCCTTGCTTTATTATGTGAGGCGGTGGTTTAATTGCCAATGCCAAAGAGTGTAACAAAATACACTAATAAAAACGGAGTCACATTTACATCTGGAGTTGACCGAGCAAATTACACTATTCAAGAACTGTCCAGGGCCGCTCTTAAAGATGTTGCAAAAGTCATTCGTAAAAAAATGATAATCAAGCTTAAAGAACTCCCTGGCATGAAGAAAAACAAAAGGATTTACAGTTCAACGCAGTACTGGGTGAGGAAAAAAGAAACAGATCTGCAGCTAGGGTTCAAACATGATACCTGGTACGGAGTGCTTCAGGAATTAGGAGGTAAAAATCAGCCTAAGAGGAGCATACTCAGGGACACAGTATTTGAAAGTATTGATGACATACAAAAGATTGAAGCTCAGTATTTAAGTGCTGTAGAGGATGAAATGAAAGCTCAAGCATTAATTGATGAAGCAGAGGAGGTAGGAGATGAAGACGTGGACACTTAGAACTGAAATACAAAGGTTGTTTAAGACACTGACTACAAATGTTTACTATGAAGGAAATCAGGATCCTGCCGTATATCCTCGCTTGGTATTTGAATTAAATGAAGTATCTTATGACTCAGGCAAGACCTTATTTCAATTAGAGGTTAATGTCATAGATTATGGCACAAGCACAAGAGTGGTTGAAGATTTGGCCGACACAGTCCAGAGTGTATTAAATAAATATTATTTTATAAACAGTGAAATACAATTTAGAGTCTACAGAGGATTAAGACAAAAGGTTGAAGAGGATGATAAACAAATAATCCGAAGAAGACTATTATTTGAAATACATTTACATGAATTGAAAGGAGAATAAATATGCCAGCACCAAAAGTTTTTTCAGGATTTACAAACAAGACAGCTGAAAATTTGCTGTTAGATGCGGGAGCATTTTTTAAAAATTTTATTGTTGGAACAGATAATTTTGACAGTGCTGTTACAGCTGGAAAGTTGTTAGGTGCAACACAAGGTGGAGGTACATTTTCAGCTGTACCTACAATAAGAAATATTCCTATTGACGGTGTGAAAGGTAGTGCTAAAGGATTGCAACAAATTGATGAATGGGTAGTAACTCTTATGGCTAACATCAAAGAAGTTACCCAGGATTCGATTAAAAATGCATTAGGTGCAGCTACTATTGTCGATGGTCCAACTGGATATAAAAAAATCACAGCAAACAACTATATTCAATTAACCGACTATATTGATAATGTTGTGTGGGTGGGAAAACTCGCAAAGACGGATATACCAGTTATTATAGTTGTTAAAAATGCTATTTCATTTGGGGGATTAACTCTCAATATGGCTGACAAAAGCGAAGGCTTAATACCGACTACATTCACTGGCCATTATGATGCAGCTGCTCTTGATACTCCTCCGTTTGAAATTTACTATCCTGATAGTACTGTTGTATAGGAGTGATTAAATGAGAAAGTTACAAACACCAGATGTATTTAATGCCTTAAGAGCAATCTCAAAAGCAAATTTAAAAGAAGAAATTAAGCCTATTATTAAAAAAGCTATTGAGGAGAAAATGAATATTGAGGATGCTGGAATTGAAGGTGTGCTTAGTATGCTAGATTTCTTATCTCAACATAAATGCGAGCAGGCTTTTTATGAAGTGCTTTCAGGTCCATTTGAAATGACTGCTGATGAGGTAAAAAAATTAGACTTAGTTATATTTGTCGATAACATAGAAACGCTTAGCAAGGAGAATGACCTAAAGCGTTTTTTTACTTTATTGGCAGGTTTGATTACAAAGAAACAATAGACCTGCTACTAAGGAGATATCATTCCTTAGATTATTTATTTAATTTAGACATAGAAGACGCTCTTCCTTTCATTGATTATGCTTACGAAAAGCGAGAGGAAGAGCTTTTATTTCAACGTTGGATACCTTATCAGCGCATTAGCTTTGAAGATTTTAAATTGCAAATAAAGCCTAAAGTAATTAAAAGTGATGAGGAAATCTTGAAAGATGTTAAAGAAATTATAACCCTATTTAACAGCGGAAGGGGGTAATTGTTATCGAGATTTTTAAACTATTTGGAACCATACTTGTAGATTCATCCAAAGCTGAAGAAAGTATTTCTAAGACTGAGAATAAAGCTGAAGGACTTGGCTCTAAATTAGGTGCAGGAATTAAAACAGCCGGTAAATGGGCTGCTGGTATAGGAACTGCTGCCGGTGTTGTTGGTGGTGCCATGCTTGGTGTTGCTACTAAGACAGCAGATGCCATGGGTGAGATTGACGATATGGCACAGCGTACAGGAGTTACAGCTGAAGAGTTTCAGAAATATGCTTATGCTGCTAAGTTATCAGGCATGGAAACAGCAACACTCGAAAGTGCAATGATTAAAGCGCAGAAGGGTTTTGCAGATGCAAGTGAAGGTGGTAAAACAGCATCCGAAGCTTTTTCAAGACTTAAACTTGATGTAAGAAACATGACAAGTGACGGAGCTTTTGATGCTGCTATTATGGCTCTAGCTGACATAGAAGATACTACTGAACGAAATGCTATTGCTAATGATATATTTGGAAAGTCATATGCAGAATTGGCACCAATGCTCAACGGTGGAGCGGAAGGAATAAAAGCACTCAAAGATGAAGCTGTTGCTATGGGTGGAGTTATGAGTAATGAGAGTGTTGAAGCCGGTGCGAAATTTGGTGATATGCTCGACTCTGCAAAAACTATGGCGAACGGTTTATTTTTAGAGTTTGGAACGTCTTTATTGCCTATTTTAACTCAATTCTTAACATGGGCAATGGAAAATATGCCAGAAATCAAGAAAACATTCGAAACCGTATTTGGAGCAATTTCGACTGTTGTAGGTGGTGTTTGGGACCTGTTTAGCATTAGCTTACTTCCAGCTTTGCAAGCATTATGGGAATGGATAGAGCCTAATATGCCTCAAATTCAAGCAGCAGTTGAATCAGCGTTTAAAGGTATCAGTGACGTGGTAAAAGGCGTAACAGATGTATTCAATGGATTATCTGAAGGAATTAAATTAGCTATTGAATGGCTGCATTCATTTGATGAAGAGGATACACGAGGAAAAGATTTTGATTTTAGTCAGAATGTAAATAAAGGAACTGGAAGTAAAGGTAGCAGAAACAGAGGAAAGAATCAACTTGACGGCAGTCATGCGAGTGGTCTTTCTTATGTGCCTTACGATGGTTATGTGGCAGAGGTTCACAAGGGTGAAGAAATAGTTAAAGCTCAGGACAAACAAAGCATAGTAGACATTCTTAAAACATTAACATTAAACAATGTTAATAGCCATAATCAAAATTCGCAGAAAATAGAGTTAGTTGTAAATTTAGACGGTCGAACATTGGCAAGAGGTTTATATGATCCTATGCAGAACGAAAGTAAATTAAGAGGCACAAACATAGCAATGGGGGCAGTGTAATATGAAAACACTTATCGTAGATGGCGTTAATTATAGCGCATTCTTAGCAAAGTATGGATATACAGTTGGCTATAACAAGATAATAGGACCTAATACGTGTACTACCCTTGACGGTAAAACCCATGAAGACATTATTGCAGAAAAAGCAGTTGTAACTGTGTCATTAAGGCCTCTGAATGAAGATAATTTATCAATAGTTTTAAACGCTCAAAGTAAAAAAAGCGTAGTAGTTACTTATTTTGATACAAAGACAAAAGCAGACAGAGCAACAAATATGAAAGTAACAACTCCTGCTGCAAGTTTAGTTTTAGAAAATAATATTAACACTTTGTGGGGAAATGAAAATGCTGGAATATCAATGGTATTAGAGGAAATATAATATGAATAGAATTGTATATGGGACATTAGAATTTAATCACAGCAATTTAATAGAGGGCTCTTGTAACCTACAACATGCTATGAATGGTGAAAGCCTTGCTATTGATTCACTTGCTTTCAAGGCATGGGTAGGACAGGAGCCCGAAGGTTTTATTTTATCCGATAACTATAAGTATAAAACATCTGACGGTTTTATATTTCAAGGTTTGACAGTAAACGTAGATCCTACGGTTTTAACTATTGGTACTCCTTTAATGTACTATTTTGATAATGTGTTAATCGGAAAATTTTACATTGATGAAATTATAAGAAATAGCAATGATACATATACATTCCGTTGTATATCTTCCATAGGGATTTTAGAGAGGACAAGTCACTATGGAGGCATATATACAGGGCAAACTGTTAAAAGTGTATTAACAGACCTATTGATAGGCATAGATTATGAACTAGATGACTCTGTGGAGGATTTGAGATTATACGGTTATTTGCCATACGATACACGAAGAAATAATCTGCAACAAATAACGGTAGCAACAGGATTGACTGTAAGAACTATACCTAACGGAAAGCTATTAATAACAGCTTTATCAAAGGATAAAATGTCAACGATAGGAAACAGCAAAGCAATCATCGGAGGCAGTTATAACCGATTAGTACCAGCTACAAATCTAATTTTGATTGAACACAAGTATGAAACTATTGACGAAATAGTTTCACTCTTTAATGAGGGTTTAAACGGTTCTACAACTGTAATATTTAAAGAACCTATGCACAGTTTATTTATAACAGGCGGTACAATAATAGCAAGCGGTGCAAATTATGCAACCATAAGCGGCACAGGAACAGTTACGCTGACAGGAAAGAAATATTTACATACTACCAAAGAGTTGATTTATGGTAGTGGCAATGGTACCAATAAAATAAGAGTTGATAATGCCACTCTTGTTACAATGATTAACTCTGAGGATGTTGTAAAGAGATTGTATGATGTGTATGCATTAGATAAAGTAATAGAGCAGGACATAATCTATGACACTGAAAGAACTGGAGACATGGTTAGTGTTATAAATCCATACACATATGAAATGAATGATGCATGTGTAAAATCTCTGGATATTACATTCGGTGGATTCTTAAAAGCAAAAGGAAAGTTCCTTGTTGATTTTGTACCAAGTCAACCAACAATGGGGTATTCTACGAGAATTGTATTAACAACTGGAACAAGTTGGACAGTACCGGCAGGGGTTACTAAATTAAGAGCTATTTTAATTGGTGGTGGTTCAGGTGGCGCCGGAGGCGAAGATGGTAAAAACGGATCATATTACGAAGGCGCTTCTCTAAAAAAAGGCGGAGCTGGTGGAATAGGTGGAGTTGGCGGTGAAAGTGGCAAGGTATTAAATACTACCTTAACTGTTACTCCAGGACAGAACTTAACTTATACCATAGGTGCTGGTGGTAATGGAGGTCCAAAAGCTACAGCTGGAAATACAGGTGCCAACACGGTTCTAAGCAGTCTATCAAGTGCCAATGGAAGTAACATAGGGGAATATGTAGATATATATACAGGTGAAAGATTCGCTCAGAATGGTAAAAAGGGTATAGATGGTGGAAAGGGAAGTAGTGACACAGAATATGGTAATGAAGTAAATGGATTTAAGCCTGGTGCATATGGACAGACTGATAGTTTAAAAATAGGAACTAAAACTATTTATGGCGTAGGTGGCTCAGGTGGTGGTGCATCCGATATTGCTAATGGATTTCCTGGAACTGACGGAGACTGTAGTTATAACAATGGTAACGGTTTTGCTGATGGTGGGAACGGTGGTAATGGTGCTAATGCAGGCAATGGTGCCAATGCTATAGTATATGGTTCTGGCGGTAATGGTGGTTCCGGTGGCGGTGGCGGTGGCTACAAAGGAGAAGGGATTGGAACATCAAGCAGCTATGAATGGGATGGCTCAGATGGGATTGGTGGCTTAGGTGGAGCTGGTGGCAATGGTGCTAACGGCTGTATTATAATTTATTATTAAGGAAGTGATTATATGAGTGAATTAATATATCAATCAATACATACAGGTGCTGCTATAGATGCAGCAGTAACTAAGGTGCCAACACTTGAGACACTAATTAACGATTTGGATGCCTTTAACACTAATGCAAGATTTAAAATTGGAAGCATAACTAGAGATATGGCTTTAAGTGGTAATCAAGCAATTGCGGGTTTGGGGTTTAAACCAAAGGCAATAATTTTTATTGCTGCAAAACAAGCTGATGTTGGCATATTTTCAATCGGCTTTCAGAGCGATTCAGAAGTAACAGATGCACAAGTTGTCTACGATAGGTATAGTGTTGCAGCTAATAACTGGGGAACTAATGTTAATAGTGCGATACAGATATATCAAGGATCATCTGCAAATTATTTAACTGCAAAAGTAGCAACGTTTGATACAGATGGTTTTACATTACTATGGACTCCAACAGGAACTTTAAGTGGAAGTTTGACCGCTAAATATATTGCATTTAAATAAGGAGGATTATATGAAATATTGCATAATAAAAAACACGACAACAGTTATAGATGGTTCTGAAAATACTCAAGAAGTAATGCTACAAAATGCTGAAAGTGCAGGGGTTACAGCCGAAGAAGTTGAAATATTAACAGAACAAGAGTTTGAAGCAAGAAAAGCATTAGAGCCAACACCACCACATGAGCCAACAGCAGAAGAAAGAATTCAAAGTCTCGAAGATGCAATGATATTCTTAACGTTAGGAGGTATGTAATATGTACGGTTTTATTTTAAATATGTGGATAATGAAAAGAATTACAGCAACACAAATACAAGCTTATGTTACAAAAGGATACATAACACAAGAAGAAGCTGACATGATACTTGCTACACCGCAGGCATAAGTTAAGGAACAAAAGAAAAATTTCGCTTACTAGAGGCTTTAATATGAGGTCTCTTTTTTTATACAAATTAATAGTCCAAGAGACTTAAAAAGGAGAGTGAAAATGAATATAGCAGCAGTAAAACAAGCATTTACATCAAAGTACGATGAACAGATCCGTACAATCAGCAAGGAAAAGGAAGTTGACATGGGTGTTGCCATGGACATTCTTGTTGCACACGTGAGAAACAGAAACAAGACGGAAGAACAATTGTCTAACACTACGTACTACTATAACTTCACAGGATGTGAAAATTTGAATTATGAAGAATTGGATGAAGAAATCAAAGTCTTGGAAGACAATTTCATAATTCCAAAGGTAGTAGGATAGAAGGAGGGGGAACCCTCTTTTCTACTGAGGTGTTTTATGAATGAATGGATGACAAAATATTGGCTCCAAACAATCTTCGGAGCAATAGTAGCCAGCATTACATTTTTTGGCAAAAGAAAAATGAGAGAACTTGAGTGTAAATTAAAAGAACAAGAAGCAATCAAAATGGGTATGCAGGCTTTGCTTAGAGATAGAATAATTCAATCATACAATCATTATCTTGAAAAAGGCTTTTGTCCAATTTATGCTCGGGACAACATTCAAAATTTATATAATCAATATCATAATTTAGGCGGTAATGGAACAGTAACAAAATTAGTAGAAAAGTTGAGCGAATTGCCAACAGAACCACAAGAAGGGAAGGGGTAGAACATTGGATATTGAAATGCTAAAAGAATTTATTAAACCGGAATTGCTAATATTAATTCCTGTACTTTATTTTATGGCTGTAGCTATAAAAAATACTTTGCTGATTAAAGATAAGTTTATTCCTATGGTTTTAGGACTATTAGGAATCGTGCTTGCAGTAATTTACATATTTGCATCAGAAGAAATTACAGGAACGCAATCTATATTTAAAGCAATTTTTACAGCAATAACACAGGGAATATTGTGTGCTGGTGCAAGTGTTTATGTTAATCAATTAATAAAACAAACAACGAAAGAAGAGTGATCCTATGAATTACTTAGTAATATTGGATGCTGGCCATGGTTTGGATACATCAGGAAAGAGAACGCCTCTCTTTCCTGATGGAACTTTCATGCGTGAAAATGAATTTAATCGTTCTGTAGTTAGAAAAATTGATTCATTATTTGAACAGGATGAAAACATTGATGTTATATTTACCACTACTGAAAAAAGAGAAATTGGCTTGGCTGAAAGAATAATTCGAGTCAATGATCTATATGAAAAAGTGAGAACTCTATATGATAAAATAGTATTAGTCAGTGTTCATGCTAACGCATTAAATGGTGAGTGGGGAAGTCAAAACGGTACAGAAACATATTACTACCCTACAAATCCAGTAGATAAAATATTTGCTGAAACTATTCATAAATATTTGGTACAAGCTACAAAATTACGAGACAGGGGAATTATTGGAGAAGAGTTTTACATAATTAAGAATGCTAAGATGACTGCATGCCTTTGCGAATGTGCATTCATGGACAATCTTACAGAAGCTAGACTTCTCATGACAGATGAATTCAGACAGTCATGCGCAGAGGGCATAGTAAACGGTTTAAAAGAGTATTTTGGAATTAACAATAAAATACTCAATGTAGAATATTCCGTTACAACAAACGGCACCTATCAACTCAAAGGTGATGTTCCAGACTTCGGAGTCAAGATAGTTAATAAGAAAAATACAATAATAGAAGAGCCATATTGTACAAATGGTACATTTTTCTGGAATGCAAACTTAAGTGGTACAGAGAAATATTCAACTTCAATACTTTTTGCAAACGGAAAGGTTTATCAGGAAGCTGCAAATCACTTGCCAAAACCGCAGAGCGTTTTTATAGTCTACAATGACAACAGCGTTGAGATGAAACGCATTAAAAATTTGTCAGAACTGGATTTGAAAAAGGTAAAAATTGCAATTGGTGGAGTTGGACTTAGAAACACTCTTGATAGTTCTTTCAAATATGATCCTGCTGCAGAGGGATTTAGTGGAGCATACGCTGATGTTTTGCGTATGGCAAATAAGACAGTCATAGGGTACAACAAAAATGTAAATAAACTATATCTGATGGCAAGGACTGCAATTTATCATAGTGTTGACTCAAGATATGATCTTCTCGATTTGGTAAAAGACTGTGATTATGATATAGCATTATCAGTTGATGGAGGCGGTTCAACATTCATGAACAACTCTGATGCTATGGTATTGAAAGGTGATGGAAGAATAATTCACAATATTATTGGCTTTGGATTATAACAGGAGGTGATCCTGCATCTGTAAAGGTGATGACGCCTTTGAGAATATCGACCAGGTTAATAGCCTGGTCTTTTTTATTTATAATAGCAATTTACAAAGATTCTTGTCAAAATATAGTAATTAATGTTATAATCATTATTAAATTTATATGCGCTATATGAGAGGGGAATTTTAATGGGGTTATCACTAACGGAAGAAGATTATGTTATTTTAAAAGAACTTGGTATTGATGTATTTTCTGAAAGTAGAAGATATTGGTTTATAAGAACACAAGGTGGATTATATTACGATAGCTTTGTTAACGAAGGATATGTCGGGATTGAATGGGATGAAATAAGCGACAATAATCTAATTAAAAATTGCGAAGAAGAAGAGCTAAGACTACTGGTTGCAAAGTATTATCCAAAAGTTGATAAGCCTGGTTATCCAGTAAAACAAATATTAAAATTTGCAAACGAAATCAAAAAAGGCGACATAGTACTAATTCCTAACGAAAAATCACAATGGCTACATATTGGTCAATTCTTAGATGATGAAATGTATATATACGAAGAAGAATATGACTTTGAAGACATTTTAGACGCTCATTATGAAGGACAAGAAAAGAAACAAATATTGAAAAAGAGAAGAAGAGTAAAATGGATCACTTCGTTTAAAAGAAATGATTGGGATCCACTTCTCCATAGAATTATATTCTCTTATGGGCCTGTATCCTGCGCAGACGATTACAGTGTATATATTGATAGAATGCTTTCGCAATTTTACATTAAGGGTGATGAAGCCTTCTTCACTTATAAAGTTAATAAAAAAAAGAATATTCCATATAGTAAAATGCTTAAGTTTTTAAACGACAATGATGAAATAATGCAATATATAAACAAATATTCTCAAGAGATACAAGTGAACGCCGAACAAATTATTTTAAAAATTAGTGTGCAATCTAAAGGGCCTGTACAGTTAAAAGGTGCAGTTAAAGATGTTTTAATAATTGGATTAATCATAGGTGCACTTTTTGGAACTAACATGAAATTTAAAATAGTTGGTTTTGAATACAGCGTTCAAACTAATGGTCTGCCAGGGCTAATAAACTGTGTAAAAGAACTGATTGAAAGTCAGAATGGAGAAAAGGATAGAGAAAATTTAATCCAAAAACTAAACGAGGATAAAGAAGCACTACAATTAACATTGCCTAGTGAATCACTATAAAAATATAGCTCTTATCTAAAATTATATTTGATAAGAGCTATTATAGTTTTGGAATTCCTATAATTACATGGTTCATTATAAAGGATATGCTTATTAAGATGCTAAGTAAATCGTCTAAATAAAACTTGTTAAGGACAATATATTGGCTTAGTTTTAGCAGCTTACAAATAGAATATTTTAAGATAAAAAATGAAATAGCAAATACAATCATGTATGAGCCTAATTTACCGATAAGATTAAAAATAAAATTAAAATCCAACACTATCATCCCCCTCATCTGTTTCTTAATATTATATAATAATAAGGTTCTTTATGCAATAACATATTCACGGTAATTTGACAAGTTTACAAATGTTAAATGAATTTATTAAAATCAGGGCAGCCGTACACCAAAGTATAGGTTCTGCCCTTTTAATTTTCTGTCCACTAAGGATTTCAGCCAGCGTATTTCACGAGTGGCTTTGTTATATTATATGCTTGTACTTTAAATAAGTTCCAAAAAGCACAACAATGGCCATCGAACGGCCATTGTTGTGTAGCATTAATATGCATATGGGTTTGAAATATACCTAGTTGTCTTGGGGGAAGACAACCTTATATATTATAGCACTCCTACAAAGTTTTACAAGTTTAGTTAATTTTGTAACATAAATTCACTTCTTAAACATATACCAGGTATTGTTTTTAATATCATACTTTAATTCATATATGTCACTGCCTCTGTGTTGGCATACAAACATAATATTGTTTTTTCCTAAATTCTTGTCTTCATATGATTTCAGGATCTTTTCTACCATGACCGCCTGGTCCTCGTACCAGAATTTGACCGGTTCGATTTTTCCTTCTTTAGTAAAAATAGCTATAACTTTAATAGGTTCATTTATAATTTTCAAAATAATCACCTCAACTATATATTATCACATATGCATAAAAATGAAAATATTTTTAGCAATCCTTGGTATGCAATATTAAGTAAGGTTATGAGTATCATTTGTGAGTATGAAATTTACTGCATTTATTAGTTCATTAATGAGTACGTTTAAGGGTAAAAAGTGTCAGTCTTAACCGTACTCATAAGCATAGTTTTAAAAATCAGAGTTTTTGATTATTTTGCTTTAAATAAAACGTTGAAAAATACAAATGAAAAACTCAAATTTTGGTACGCATATGACTACGGCCAATTTTCTATTTTTAGGCTTAAATTTTTAACAAAAAAGGTGGCAACTAATTAGGTTTATCTATTTTCAAAAAGGCCATTTTGATTGACCTTTTTTCCTGTCTGTGATACTGTTATAATATGAGTAGGTTAAGGTTGAACTGATCATTCAATCTCTAGTGCTTTCCTGAGCACGAACCTACTCATTTTTATTCAGGAAAAATAACACTTACAGGAGGGTGTTTATGGAGGACCACAAAGAATTAGTAATCATCAAAATTATGTCAGAGATCCAGGAGAGGTTCGAAGTTGATAACATGATTATCAAAGATATCTTAGAAAGGAACCTGGATGAGTACACTTTAACATCTAATGAGACAAGCTTAATGGTATCAGACTTACCGGAGAAAATAACATTTTTCTTAGGACTAAAGTCACTTGAAGGACTTTCACAACAGTCTATTCAGCGATACAGAGACGAACTATCAATGTTTAGTAAGTATGTATTAAAGCCTGTCAATCAAATTACTGTCAATGATATCAGGCGCTATTTTGCCATTATACAATCAGAACGACCATATGCTAAAGTTACTATTAACGGCAAAATGAGTGTGCTTAAAAGCTTCTTTGGTACGCTGTACAAGGAAGAAATCATTGAAAAGGACCCAACAATCAGATTAAAAAATATAAAGGTTGATGTTAAGAATCTCAGGGAGCATTTAACAGCTGAAGAGCTGGAGACAGTAAGGAATGTGTGTGAAGATATCAAGGAAAAGACATTGGTTGAATTCTTATATTCTACCGCATGTAGAGTGTCCGAAGTTGTACAAGCCAAAGTATCCGATATAAACTGGAATAGTAACAGCCTGGTTGTTCATGGGAAGGGTGATAAATATAGAACAGTCTACTTCTCAGTCAAATGTAAATTATACCTGCAGGAATATTTGAATAGCCGAGAAGGAGACAGCGACAGTCTGTTTCTTGGAGAGCGCTCACCGTTTAGACCACTGGCGAAGTCAGGTATTGAAAAAATAATTAAAAAGATTGCTTTACGAACCAGCATAAAGAAATCTATCAGTCCTCACATTTTCCGTCATACTTTTGCTACTTTAGCCCTGCAGCGTGGCATGAGCATAACATTGATCCAGCAGATCCTGGGGCATACTCAGATAAATACAACTGAAATATATGCCAAGACAAACAACAGACAGCTCCAGATTGCCTATGAACAGTTCATGGCAGCATAGACCGTAATAGCTATATATAAAAGAGGTAACATAGGAATGAGCTTGTGTAATCTGCTTC